CTCGAACCTTCACTCTTGGCAAGCATGAATTCAAGGTGCGAATTCCCCTGAATGCAGAAATGGATGCCCTTTTAAAGCGCATTTCAGAGGTTGATCAGGCGGAAGTTGACAAGCGCCTGAAAAAGATGACCGAGGCTCTTCGCGCCAATCCCCCAGAGGGTGTCGTGATCTCCGATGATGGCGATGTGGTAGTTGATGGCAGATCAACCCGAGAGACCGTCAATGCTGTGCTCATGCTTGAGAATCGTGTCGTCGAGTACATGAAATTGCTTGTCACCGAAGATGGCATGTTGGATGACATCACGTATGAAGAAGTTGATGCAGAACTGCCGTTTGCCTCGCAGCTTGATCTGATTGACGCAATCACTGAAGCCATTCAGCCGGGTTACAAGGACACTCGAAAAAACTCTTAAGGGACATTCACCAGCAAGCAAGAGCCTATGTATGGGCTCATGGTGGCTGTCCCGACGAAATTCCGGTGCTTGACATGCGGAACATCGAAATAATGATCAGTGATGGGATGATTGGCAACAGAGCCATTCTTCTTGCTCTCAGCACGTTGACGACCGGAAACCTTAATTCAAAATTGAAGCAAGGCGTCAATCCATTTACAATCAAGTCGGTTCTTCCGTCAACGCATGATTACATCATTCCTCCCTTGTCCGAGGAAGAGCAAAAAGTTCAGGCAAGCAAGCAGCTTTTAAGTTTCATGGCCTTGTCACCGGGAGCGCCTCGTTCGTTCACGGAAAGGCTGACATGACGCAACTCATCTTTAAGATTGAAGGATTGGAGTCTTTGGAAAGCCAGCTTTTGGGGCTTGCTGAAGGCTTCAGAACCGACTTGGTTCTCAGAAATACGGTTGTCAAGGCGGTCAAAAAATCCCTTGAACCGATTGCCAATGCCATGGCTGAAACACCCATCCCATACGACGAAAAAAACACCAAGAATATTCACCTTCGTGATACATTGCGTACTGAGGCAAGAACACCGAATGCTCAGGACAAAAACTCTGCGATGGTCAATCAAACCGATGTTGTGATTGGTCTTGTAAGCGTCAAGAAAAGTGCCGTTTCGTTGTCCCAAGAGTTCGGTAATGCAAGGACGGTTCCACAGCCATTCATTCGCAGTGGATTGGAGAAGTCCTACCAAGAGGCCGTGACGATCTTCAAGACTGAAATGGCAGAGTTGATACCGCCGTATGCGGCAAAGTTGGCGAAGAGGAAATAATGGCAAACCAAATTTTGGCCCGCTTGGGCATTGTGATGGGGGTTGACTCAGGGGAGCTTGAGATTGGCCTTGCCGCTGCCAAAGAAAAGTTCAAGGGCTTTACGCGAGAGGTTACTCGCCAGACCAATGAGGCCGCCAAACAAACGATGGCCTTGAAAATGGCTACCGAGACTTACGGGAAGACCCTGACTGAGCTTGAAAAGGTTGAGCTTGATCTGAAGTATGGCCGCATGGCCGGAAACATGGTTGAGGAAAAAACTCTCAACCTGCTTCGCCAACAAGCCGCTGCATATGATGCCGTTAAAGCTGCGGCAGAAAAGGCCAACAAGGCAAAAACCGGAGGCTTGACGGCTCAACAACAGGCCGCGCTCGGGTATCAAACAACCGACATTGTGACCAGCTTGGCTGGTGGGCAAAATCCATTGATGGTACTTTTGCAGCAGGGCGGTCAATTGAAAGATCAGTTCGGCGGCTTTAAGCCAATGTTTGCCGGAATTGCTGAGGCAATCACTCTGACAAAAGTGGCTGTTGTTGGCTTTGGCGCTTCGGTCGCTGCACTTGCCTATGCCATGTATCAAGGCAGAGAAGAACAAAAGCAGTTCAACAATTCAATGATTTTGACGGGTCATTACTTGACCATGACCGAGACTCAGTTCACGTCATTGTCGAAATCAATTTCCAGCAAATACAACGTGTCATTGAGCGACACACGCGCCGCCATGCAGGCCGTCGCATCGACCGGAAATTTCACTGCAACGTCATTCTCTTCTGTGGCTGAGGTTGTTGCTCGACTTTCAAGGCTCACGGGTGAGGCCGCATCCACTATTGCAGGCAATTTGACGCCATCTTTTGATGGCAGCGCATCATCGGCAAAGCGTTTGAATGATCAGTATCATTTCTTGTCGATTGAACAATACAAGCAGATTCGTCAACTTGAAGCTCAGGGCAGGCTGCAAGACTCAATTAAGCTCACGGCAGACGCCTTGAACACCAGTCTTTCAAAGCAAAAGGACGAACTCGGTCTTTTGGATAAGGCTTGGATTTCGGTCACGCAAAGCGTCGCAAATTTCTGGCAATCCATGAAGGACATTGGCAAGAAATCCGACCTCGACAAGCAGATGGAAGTTGCTTGGAATGCGGTTGGGATTGCTCTTCGACGAGCTGAAAGTGAAAACGCCACCGAGTATGACAAACAGCTTCTTGCCGCTGCTCGCGCACGTTATGAAAAGCTCGCTCTTGAGCGCGGCCAAAAGATTGCTGAAGACGCTAAAGCCGCCACAGAGTCTCAAAAAAATCAGACCAAGATTGAAGACATTGCCTCTGGGCGAGCCGCAACCAGACGAGCAAAAGAGTTTGAGCTTGATAAGCTAAGAAGCGACGAGAAGTTCAATCTATCGATTCAGGCTCTCGACAAAATCAGTGAGATTGAAGCTCGCAGAATAAAGGAGCGTTCCGACACGCAAAAGCAATACATCAAGATGAACCTTGATGAAGAAAACGCTTTCAGGGCTCAGAACGCCAATCTGCTTGCTGAGCAATTACGTCAGATCGACGCCAAAGCAAACAGAGAAAAAGAAGAGGTTTACGCCAAAGCGCGTGAGTCTTATCGTGTCTCTGCTCAGGCTGAGCAAGACATCATCGACAAAGAAAAAGAGCGTATTGCTTTTTACAAAGAGCACATTCTCTTGCAAGGCACTGATCTTGAAATTGCCTTGACTCGTCAAAAGACAGAGCAAGAGATTGCGGCAATCTACGCCAAGAAAGACAACGGCAAAGAGAAGGACAAGGCGGATGCCGCTGATCGACTGCGAGACATTCAAAAGCAACGGGAAGCCGTCATAGATCAAGGTCTTCAGCTCAAGATGCTGCAAGACATGAATCAGTCTGTTTACAGCAACATGGGAAGTGCGCTCGACAACTTTGTCAGAACCGGAAAGGCATCTTTCAAAGACCTTGCTCGCAGCATCATCATGGACCTGATTTCGATCTACATGAAGTCTCAGATGCTTGCCATGTTCAAGGGATTCAATTTCTTTGGTGGCAGCAAGGGCTTTCAGGATGTGGGTGGCATGGGCGCGGCGAGCAATGACTACTTGGTCTCAAGTGGAATCTTGGGTAGCGCATCGGGCGGACCATTGAATGCTGGTCAACCATCTATCGTGGGCGAGAACGGGCCAGAGATTTTTGTCCCCAGAGGTGCGGGCACGATCATTCCAAACACGGGTGATCTGAGTGGTGTCAGCATGGGTCAGAGCGTTGTTTACAACGGGCCATATATCGCCAACATGAGCGCCATCGACACTCAGTCTGGCATTCAGTTCTTGACCAAGAATAAACAAGCTGTGTGGGCCGCAAATCAAAGCGCACAGCGTTCATTACCAGCGAGCCGATAATGAGCTTACAAACGATTCTCTCCATCTGTGAGTCCATTGGCATCAATGACCAGCGGTTCGTTGGTCAGACTTTGAGTCGAAACCAAAAAATCATCACTTCAGAACTTCTGACGGTGGTTCCTTTTGAGTTCACCATGAAGCCGATGAACTATCTGCTTTACAGCCAAAGTCGTTCAATCCTTTCGGCGCTTCGTGCTGCTGACAAATCCCTTGAGCAAAATCTGAACTTTGGCTCAACCGGATGGCTGAACTACATCAAGTATCAGGGCGACATGAACAGCGCTCAGATCACCGCCTGTCAGTGGCAGACGTCCAGTGCGGCAAAGGTTCTGGTGCTTGGGAATTTGCCTTCGATCACCTCAACCTTGTACATCGTCAAAACTGGTGACTTTGTTCAGGTTGGTCGATATGCGTACATTGTGACGGCTGACATTCAGCGAGGCGCAGGAACCACGGTCAACATTCCCGTCCACCGAGCTTTGATGGCGACTTTGGCGAGCCCCGTGAATGCCGTGATCGGTCAGTACGGAACCACAATCAGCATTGGCGGCTCGACGTACACTGGAATCACTTTCCCTGTCATCTTGAGGCAATATCCCACATACACACTCGTTCCAATGACGAATGATTCATTCATTCAGTGGAGTGGGACATTCAACGCGATTGAGTCGGTGCTATGAACGTAATCACGCCCGTTGACGGAACCAGCAACATTCGATTTGCCGACTTCGTTCGCATCACGACAAACGGAAACGTATATCGTTTTACTACCGCGCCATACGACATTACTGTTTCGGCTGTGGACTCAAACGCATTCAGTGCTGTCGGGGTTTTGATGAAAGTTGGCGAGGCTCAAAGAGACATCAAGAGCACAGCCAATGAAACCACCGTCACTCTGACCGGAATTGACACGTCGATGCTCGGATTCGTCTTGAGCAACAACATCAAAGGCTCACAGATTGAAATGTGGCACGCCTTCTTTGACACCAACGACGCCCTGATCACATCCGGTGGCTCTGGTGGACTGTATAAATTCTTCAATGGATTCATCAACTCGTTTTCAATCTCCGAGAACTGGATGGAAGAACAGCGGATGTACGTTGGCACGATCTCTGTCAGTGCCTCGTCGATTCAATTGATTTTGCAGAACCGAATCGCTGGACGATACACAAACAACAACTCTTGGCAGTTCTTCAATTCTGGCGATACATCAATGAATCGCGTGAACTTCATTGAGACCATCAACTATCAGTTTGGCAAGCAGGTATGAAGGTTCGTGACGGCTCGCCGTTTGACATTCCTCAAATTCTGGACATGCTTCGCAGTTACAGAAAGCACACGCCTATGCCCTTCTTGGCAGAGGCGGACAATGTGGAATACGTCACCAAGATGCTGACGCAATTGATGGCTGGTCGAGGCGTTGTGTTGGTGTCGGAAGACGAAGAGCTGACCGGAATGCTCATTGCCATCATTTCCCCTAGCCTATGGTCCCCTGAGCACCTTCTTTTGACTGAAATGGCATATTGGGTCAACCCTGAGTGGAGAGGCGGCACAGCGGGCTATCGTTTGCTTGCGGCCTATCAACAAAAAGGCGAAGCTCTCAAGGCGGAAAAGCGTATCTCAAATTTCATAATCAGTAAAATGTCAAACAGTCCGAATCTTCAGTATCAGAAGTTCGGTTTCACGAAACTAGAAGAGTCATGGGTGATTTGATATGCCGGGAAGCCTAATAGTTGCGGAGCTTGTTGCTGAAGGTTATGTTGCCGCTGGATTTGCGGCGACTGCCACAGCATTTGCCATCAACATGGTGGCATCTTCAATTGTTGCCAAAGCCATTGGCTCTGCTGGCCCAAACACAAACGATGGACAAGGCAATCCAAACCCCGGTAGCCGCGCTCAAGTCCCGCCTGCTGGCGACAACAAATTGCCTGTGGTTTATGGGTCTGCATATGTGGGCGGCATCGTCACCGATCTGAGCATCACCTCGAACAATCAGCAGCTTTACTACGTCTTGTCGCTTGCAGAGGTGACCAATACGGAAAACGGTGGAACTGCCGACACGTACACGTTTGGCAATGTGTACTACGGCGGGAAAAAGGTAATTTTCAATAGCACGAACCAGTATCAGGTTGACAGTTTGCTGGATGAATCCACAGGTCTGTACGACACGACCGTGGCCGGGAACCTTGAGATTTACCTGTACAAGAACGGTTCGAGTTTGGGTGTCAACACCAGCTTGACCGCCATTCAGGTGATGAGCGCCTCGGGTCTTGTCTACACTTGGGACTCGACCAAGCTGATGAGTAATTGCGCGTTCGCAATCGTCAAGATCGTCTATAACCAAAACGCTGGCACAACTAATCTTCAGCAAACCAAGTTCCAGCTCACGAATAGCCGCTACAAGCCCGGCGATTGCTTTTCTGACTACCTGACATCAAAAAGGTACGGAGCCGCCCTTCCTGCCTCTGCAATCAATTCTGCGAGCCTCACGGCACTGAACACGTACTGTGACGGGTCTTTTTCGTACACAAACACTTCTGGCACAACATCAACACAGACCAGATTTCGTTTCGATGGCACATTGGAGACAAGCCAAACGATCATGACCAACTTGCAGCTCATGGCCGCTTGTTGCGATTGCTTGCTGAAATACAACGAGATCACCGGGTTGTGGGGTGTGATTGTTCAGACCCCTACGGTAACTCCGGTGATGGACATCAATGACTCAAACATGGTGTCGGCCATATCGGTTTCGCCCATCGACTTGGCGTCAAGTTACAACATTGCCGAAGTCAAATTTCCTGATAGCACGGCTCAGGACTCATTCAATTCGGCGGCGTTCGATCTGTCCGTGCTTTACCCTGCGCTGCTGTACCCCAATGAGCCAGTAAACAAGCAAACGATCAGTCTGCCATTGGTGAACAACAGCGTTCGTGCTCAGTACCTTGCCAATCGATTCTTGAAAGCCGCAAGAGAAGACTTGCAGATGCAGTGCGAGGTGAACTACTCGGGCCTTCAGCTTGAGGCCGGCGATGTGGTCACAGTCACGAATGCAAACTATGGCTGGTCCGCAAAGCAGTTCCGCATCAACAAGGTGGTGGAAAAGTTCGCCGACGATGGGGCTATTACTGTTTCGCTGAATCTGTCTGAGTTCAACTCCACCGTTTATGACGATGTGTCGATCACTCAATTCCAGACTTCGCCCAACAGCGGGATTGGAGACCCGACAAACTTTGGGACGATGTATGCACCCACAGTGGTGAACTCTCAACCATTCGCTGCCGTCCCGTCATTCGGTGTGCAGACCACTGCAAGCAGCTCTGGCGTGGTTCAGTATGCTGAAATTTGGTACAGCGCATATTCAAACCCGACAAGCTCTCAACGCATCTTTGCTGGCACTACGGCGGTCAATCCCGGTGGCAATCCGTACACTCCAAGTGCTGCTCTGCCAACAGTCAGCCTGACGAACATTCCCAATGGGGATTGGTATTTCTTTGCTCGCATGGTCAACGCATTGGGGACCAGCGTGTTCTCGTCAGCTTCGTCTGTATTCGTTTGGCGTCCGACCACATTCCAGTACACCAATCGATATTTGGCCGTGGCCTACGCTGACAATGCAACGGGCACGTCTGGCTTTAGCTACAACCCTCGAAACAAGGCGTACTACGGCCTGTACAACAACGTGACCGCCAATGGCGGAACTGACCCTACCCTTTATACGTGGTATGCAGCTTCGCCAACATTCAGTACGGCAAATTATCTGCTCTATACAAACCGTCAGAACAGAAAATTTAGCTTCAACGTTGGCAACGCAGGTTTCTTGAATCTTGGCGGTTCATTCGTTCCACTTGAGACGTCTGTTTACGACTCAAGCTCTTGGTCTGGTTTGCAAGACCCGACGGGCGCTTTGCAGAGCTTCATTGATCTTGACGCAAGGACCGGGCAGACGATTGTTACGGGAGCAACAGGAGCCAACTTTAACGATGGTTTCTTGGCTGTGACCAACAACACCGATGGCTCAATGAAGGTCAACCTGCATGACTTCTTGAACTTTGGTGCTGGTGTTTACTCAAAGTCTTTTAATGCGGCAACCCTAACCATCGACATTTATGGTCGCGTGGTTGGTTTCACTGAGGCCGATCAGTTCTACTACACAGAGCAGGTGTTCACCGCAACCTCGGGGCAAACCAGCTTCTCGTTTACTCACACGGTCGGATGGATTCTTGTGTTCCGAAATGGTGTTCTTTTGAGCCCATCGGATTACAGCGAAACCGGAACAACGGTGGTGATGGCGAATGCTTGCGTCACTGGCGAAAATGTGGTTTTGATTTACGCAAGAGGCGTCAGTACCAGTGTGTATTACGAGCCGCTGAACATCACGATTGCGTCAAGCACGACAAATTCGATTACCTATTCAAATGCGCCGTGGAATCAGATCAAGGTTGGCGATCAACTGAGCTTCAGTAACACCGGGACACCAACGTTGTACACGGTGAGCGCAGTCAATCAAACGACCAAGGTGGTCACGTTCAGCACAACGATTTCTGGCGCAACTGCCGGATTGATTGTCTACCGCTATCGCGCAGCAGGTTCGAGCTATGCCCCGTTTTCCATGTACGAGCAGACGGTTTCGGGTATCACGACATTCACTCCATCGACCTATTCTGTCAACAACGGATTTGAGACGATCTATGTGGATGGCATTCAGTACAGCGACCTCGACTACAACATCACCGGAGCCGCGATTGATGGCTTCCCCGGCGCTGTGAGTGGCAACATGACCGTCTTGATGTGGACGCCTAGTAACTTGGCAGTTCCAGCAAGCAGCATTTCCAACACTGTGGCGTACTCAACCAACGGACAAACTACATATCCATTTGCAAACAACCCGCTGTCAATGGAAGTCTATGCAAACGGAGCCTTACTCTCCAAGGGTTCTGGTTATGATTACACGGCAAGTTCTGCGAATTACATCCTGACCACAGCTTTCAACAACAACAGCACATTGCTGAATCAGCAAACTTTTGCCAGAATTGGCGCAGCATAAGGAAAGACAATGACACAAGCCTATAACCTATCGCAGCTTGCGAACAACTTGAACTCAACAGGGCAGCTTGACGCCACCGATGGTTTGGTGAACGCTGTTCCTGTTGCCAACGGCGGGACGGCGGCAAGCACGGCGGCGGCAGCTAGAACCAACCTCGGTTTGGCGATTGGAAGCGATATTCCGAGCCCAACAGGAACAGGAGCTTCTGGGAATTGGCCGATCAACATCACGGGGTCTGCTGCAACAGCAGGAAACGGTGGCGTGACATCGATTGTGGCTGGCACTGGAATTTCAATTTCTAGCGGAACAGGTGCTGTCACCGTTAACTCGACTGGAACCCCTACTGATGTTCAGGTGTTCAACTCAACAAGCACTTGGACCAAGCCGTCTGGTGGTCAAACGATGGCTCGCATTCAGGTGTGGGGTGGTGGTGGCGGTGCGGGCCGTGCTGCAATAGGCGTTAACTGCGG